CACTTTGCCCGGTTTCCCGGGACAAAAGGAAAGAGTTGCTTTCATCTGAGTAGCACATCACCTAGCGTTAGAGCAATTACAGAGGCGGTTGACCGGTACCTCGAGCTCCGTCTTATTTCAACGGCGGATTTATATCTATACGCTAACATACATATAAACCGTGTAGCATCGCTGCTACGTCTTTTAGCCTTTTATTAATCCTGTTCAAACAACCAAATCGCGGCATTTAAGCGATCTACATCCAATTGGGTAGTGGTTGAGCACTCTTAACGGCAAGAGATTTATGTCCCAGCGATCCGAGATCCTGTTGTCATATACACATGAGATTAGCCTGTGTGAGCCTTAACCGTTTAACTGAATTTTGTTTAAAATATGGGAGCCATGTACTCTGACTGATATCTGTCCATTGTACCAATCAGAAGATTCTAAAACTCTGTGTGTGAATTGTTCTCTAGCTTCAATGTAACTACATTCTGCTTTACTCTTACAAAGGTATAGTATTTCCCTTGTAAAATTTTCAGCACTCAATGTTTCTACATCTTTTTGAAGTTCAAGATTTGAGCCATAATAAGTGAGCCAGTCGGAGTCTATTTTAGATCGAATTTTTTTGCGTTTTTTGTTGCCGTTTTTCAGCTTGACTGTTTTATATGTTGTTTTAGAAAATTTTGCTAGTTTTTTGCCTATGTATTTGCGCCCTGATACTAGGTTAGTGATTAGATATACGAATCCCACACAGTCCTCTGGTAAAGTTTCTATAGGGTTTCCTTGAAATATCCATGTCATAAACCTACTTATGCCATAATGATCGGATTAAAAATATTACTAAATTATGTCAATGTCTGTATTATAACTTGTATAACCATTTTCCTTAACAACTTTTAATGTGTTGTTTACTCGACCCGCCAATTCATCTTTGTGACTCACGAGCCAAATGGACTTGTGATGATCTCTACTCATCTTTTTCAAAATGCTCAAAGCATTCTCAACCCCACTACTATCCATACCTGAATCAACAAGTTCATCAATAAACAATAAGTTGATTGGTTGATATAAACTTTCCCATACATCACGGAAAGCCCATGACAAAGACAAAATCAATCTGTTGCGTTCACCGCGACTTAGATTGTCAAAGTCAAGATCACGACCCAATTCTGTGATGCTAACAGATAAATCGTTATTAAATTTAACAGTATGAGGTAGACCAATGCGATCAAGATACTGCCCAAGTCTACCATTCAAATAACTCAAGTTTTGGTCAATGATACGCTTGCGAATAAACGAATCTTTGTTTGTCAATAATTTCAACAAGAATTCTTGATGATTCTTAAGTTCATCTAGCGCATTCATTGTGTCATATTCAATAACTTCCAATGCTTGTTCGCTCATTTCTTTAATTTGTTCGGCGTATGGATCGAATTCGTTTTGCTTGTTAGATATCTGACTTAGCAATGTTGCCATACTGCTACGGTGCTCAAATGCATCTTCTTCTTTATCGTAAAAAACCACTGGAGTAGAACCTAATTCACCCAATGCTCGACGAGCATCTATGTTTTCCATCAATTGAGTGTTTGTTGATAGTGCTTGTAACGCTGCTTCTTGTAGTGATTTTCGTTTTTCTTCTAACAATGCTTCTTGCTTTTCATCATGAAACCCTTGACCACATGCGTGGCAAGTATGATTCTCTAGAGATGCAATTTCTTTCTTTAACCGTTCAATATCCTTATTTTCACGAGTTTCATCCAACTGACAACGCTTGATATAGCCGTCTAATTCTTTGATCTGCTTGGCTTTATTGCTATGATCAGTCAGTGCTTTATGTGCTTGAAGTTCTGCATCAATGTCAAGTTCTGCAAGTTGATCGTATGCCGCTTGTAAATTCAACAAATCGTCATCATGTTTCTTTTTCCAAATGCTTTGGCGTCTGCGAGTCGCTTCAATCTGTTCTTCAATTCTTTTATTTGCATCAGACACTGCCTTGATTCTAAATTCTTCTTTAGTAATCAAGTCTTTGGTTTCTTTGATTTGTTCTTTGAGTTTATCTGCTTTTTCAGAAAGCAGCGTAATGCCCAATAATTGTTCGATCATCAATCTTTGATCGTTTGCCTTTAGACTTAAAAAAGGTTCAGTATAAGTGTTAAGAGCAACAATGTGCTTGAACATTTCGTGACTCATACCAAGCATACGCTCAATCTCTGCTTGAGTTTCACGACTGTCACCTTGCGCATCATCAGTGATCTCCTTCTCACTACCAGAGACAAAAAACTTCATAACGCCTGGTTTACGACCTCGTTCAATACGGTAGTCAATACCATTGACCTCAAAGTCAACAGTGACCATCATGCTCTTGCCGTTGGTCTTGTTTATCAAGTTATCTTTCTTGATATTGGTCAGAGCATTACCATATAAGCCATAACTTAGTGCATTAACAATAGTGGTCTTGCCAGTACCATTACGAGCACCAGAGTCATCCCCGCCCAAGTCTAAGTTCTCACCTAATACTAGTGTTAAGTCGTTGCGATCAAAGTTGATTGCTTGTGTAGTATTACCCACACTCATGAAATTTTTTACTGTTAGGTCTTTTATCTTAAACATGTCTTGGATTTAAATTTTCTTGGCAAGCGTTTTCAAATTTTTCTAATTCTGAAATTTTAAGGTTATGAGAATAATGATTTAAATTATAGTTTAGCACATCTTCCATACTTAAACAAAGTTTTCGGAGATCATCAACTGACCTATCACAAATGTCTTCTATCACATCTACTACTTTGGCTAGTCTATCTTCGGGGTCTGATGTTTCATCGTAACTTTCATCCCAATAGTCTGAAAAAGTTTTGAAACCTACTGAGCGCAATACACTCAATGTTCCTTGTGCTCCTACGATTACAAAAGGTCTTTTACTAGATATCGGCTTAAAAGTCTTCTCACTGAAAAACGGTGTTGGATAATTAAAAACAGTTTCAGTTACCACATGCAGAAATGCTTGTTTGTTCAGTGCATGGTCTGAACTTATTGCATCTTCTACTTTAGGTTCAAAAAAGTTTTTATATTTGGAATTCGCTGGGAATGCAGACACGATTGCTCGAAACTCATCTGATTTCAAATTCCATTTTTCATTGATTCTGGTATTTGTACTAAGGTAACACAGATCGACTGCGTAATTCATATTATTCTGCATTGTTATAACTCACCATACCATCATCTGCTAAATTTCTTTTCAATAACAAACTAACAAGTACTCGTCTATGGAATCGAGTAATTCTATTCAATGTTATGAATTTTTTGGAAATTAAATCATTACTCAATGTTTTATCGTCATCTAGGGGATGATATATCGGCCAATTCAACATATTGGTTATGTTTGCTATTGGCACAGTATCATTGGATTGTGTTTCTTGTGCATATTTCAACTTGTCTGTAATGTCTTGCTGAGACAAGATCAGACAAAAGTAGTTTGGGATGTCTAGGCTAGACAGTAACCTTTGTAAATTTAGCACAGTGAATCCAGGCAAGCGGTGATCCAAATAGTACTCTGTGTCATACAAGAGAAATATAAATCTGTAGTTGGGGGGATAAGAATCTTTCTTTAGTTGATTCAGTTTATCTTGCAACTTGTACATATCTAGGTCATAATCTAGCAAATCAATCAACTCATCGTATATAAAATATTTCTTTAAAATTTCTTCTGCTTCTTTGGACAATATGGTCATATATGAAACCCCTGTTATGAACCTATTAGGATTTGATCTTTGATCCACTTATAAGTGGTTGATATACCAGAAGCTAAATTTATTTTTGGATCCCAACCTAAATTGTACTTGGATAACGTATTATCACTGCATCTTCCCATTACTCCGATGGGCCCGGGTATGTGTACTTTGTTACAAACTTTTTGTGAAATTTTGATTACTAGATCAGCCAATCCGTTTATTGAAATCATTTCCTCAGAGCCAATATTAACAGGTTCTTTGTAAGAACTGTTCATAAGACTCATGACTCCATCTATACAATCATCAATATATAAAAAACTTCTGGTTTGAGTCCCGTCGCCAAATATTTCTATACTACCGTTTTCTTCACACAGTATTATCTTTCGACAAATGGCCGCTGGGGATTTTTCTTTCCCACCCTGCCAGACACTCTCTGGTCCGTATACATTATGAAATCTAGCTATACGAACTTCTAGTCCATAGTTTCTTGCGTATGAAAGATATAGTCTTTCGCTAAAAATTTTCTCCCATCCATATTCACTGTCTGGGCTGGCGGGGTAGGCGGTACTCTCTTTACAAATTGGATTATTTGGGTCTAACTGATTGTGTAATGGATATACGCAAGCACTGCTTGAAAAGAAAACTTTTTTAATTTTTTTATCAATGCAAAATTGTGCAGTGTTTAAATTAATTAACGAACTGTTATGAACTATTCTTGCATCATTAACCCCAGTAAAAATGTACTCGGCCCCACCCATATCTGCGGCAAGTTGATATATTTCATTAAAACGAACATTTGGAATTTTGCTAAATGTCTCAAGAAGTGACAAATCACCCAAAATAAATTCGTCTGCGTCAGTTTTGGAAAATTCTGGGTATTTTAAATCCACTCCGCATACCCAATGCCCATCATTTTTTAGTCTGCGAACTAAATGATGTCCTATGAATCCCCCAGCGCCGAAAACTAAAATTCTTTTCATAAAATTATCAAAATGACTTTCTTTATAGATTTCTATAAATGTCTAGCAGCAGTGATTTATTAAATTTGCCATTCTCTAAAGCAGTAAGTTGACCTGTAACAATCTGATCAACACTTTCAAATTCTATATTGC